CTTAACATGGTTCACTAGTAGTAATGTCATACACTTTGAATCGCCTTACATCATGCGCCGTGAATTCTTTATAAGATACACAGATGAATATTTTAGAATATTGACCTATATCTTTGAAAGAGTTAAGGTAACTTATCCATCTAATGATGGTACATTTACTGAACCGTATCCATGGAGATATCCTAATTTCTTAGGTGAAAGATTCTTTCCATTCTTTGTTCATGTTAACGCATTAAAAATGACTCAGGTGCCTCTAGTGCTACTGCAATGAAAGAAAAATTCATTGATGCACACATGAATGCAGCCGAAGTATATGCTGAATTATCATCAGCAAAAAGACTTCATGTAGGTTGTGTTATTGTAAAAGACAATACTATTATTGGTATTGGTTACAACGGCATGCCTTCTGGTTGGACTAATGAATGTGAAGATGAAGATAACAAATCTAAACCCGAAGTACTTCATGCGGAAACTAATGCAATTGCAAAAGTAGCTAAGTCTACCAACTCTACAGATGGTGCAACAATGTTTGTTACACATGCACCCTGTCTTGATTGTGCTAAATTAATTTACCAATCAGGTATAAACTCTGTGTACTATCGGCATTCATACCGAGATAATCTTGGTATTGAATTTTTAAAACAATGCAACGTGGAACTTTGCCACATATAAGCTTGACTTGTGCTTGTCTTTATTGTATAATAAACTCTTGTGTAAAATTAAAGGATGAATATGAATGTTCGTGACCTTGCCAGAAGACTGGTGAATGAATATAAACTGCCTCAGGCAGATCGGTACGATTTGTACCTTCGTGAATTCGACAATAAGGTCGAGGTTCTTGGTTGGATGAGAGATCCAAATTTAAACTTCCATGACTATGAAAGTCGTGAGATGTTGTTCCCAAAACGCTGGGTAACAATTGGTGTAATTGATGCGGAGGCCAGAATCCGTGTCAATTAAGTTAATCACATTTAAAACCAACCATACTATTATGGCTGATGTTGATTGTATTAATGACGATACAATCACACTTACAAACTCTGTACAGGTTGTAATGCAACCTGGTGAGAAAGGCGCAAATATGATGTTTGTTCCATTCTTACAATTCTGTACCGAATTCAATACAGGTATCAAAATCAAAATGAGTGATGTTCTTTGCATTACATCACCTGTTGTTGAATTAGAAAATCAATACAGCAAACTTTTCGGTTCAGGCATCGAAATTGCCTCTACTATCCCAAAATTCTGATATAATGTATGAATGAATAATTATTACACAAATGTTGCCTCTCTTGGCAATACAATCTATTATCGTGGTATCAAGAATGGTAGGCGTGTTAAGTTAAAAGTAGCTTACACGCCTACTTTGTTTTTGCTTTCTAACAAACCTACTGATTTCAAAAATCTAGAAGGTGAATATCTTGAGCCGATGAAGTTTGAAAACATCCGTGAAGCTCGTGATTTCATTAAACGATATGAAGAAGTAAAGAACTTCAGAATCTATGGCAACAATAGTTTTGCCTATTCATTTATTGCAGATGAATTCAAAGGCATGATTGATTGGAAGATTGAAGACCTATCTATTGCAGTAATCGATATTGAAGTTGGTTCTGAGAATGGGTTTCCTGATCCATATCAAGCAACTGAACCTATCACAGCCATTTGTGTGAAGTACATGAACGGCATGACATATGTTTGGGGCTGTGGTGATTATAACAATGAACGTAATGATGTAACTTATATCAAATGCCGTGATGAGTATGACCTCTGTAAGAAGTTTCTAGACTTCTGGCATGAGAATGCACCAGATGTTATCTCTGGTTGGAACATTAAGTTCTTTGATATTCCTTATCTCGTTAACAGATTTCAAAAATTGTTTGATGAGAACGTATATAAGAAATTATCTCCATGGTCATTAATCAATAGTCGTAATGTTATCGTCAACAACAAGAACTTTGTTGCATATGATATGATTGGCATTTCTGTATTAGATTATATTGAGTTGTATCGTTGGTATGCGCCAGGCGGCCGTTCACAAGAATCATATCGCCTGGATAACATTGCAAACGTAGAGATCGGTGAAAGTAAATTATCTTATGATGAGTTTGATAGTTTACATGCCTTGTATAGATTAAACTTTCAAAAGTTTATTGACTATAACATCAAAGACGTTGAGTTGATTTTTAAACTTGAGAACAAACTGAAACTCATTGAGTTAGGTTTAACTCTTGGCTATGATACGAAAACAAACTTTGAAGATATCTTTGCACAGACTCGTATGTGGGATGCTTTGATATACAATTATCTTTTGAGTAAGAACATTATTGTTCCACCTAAAGAAGAAAAGTTTAAAGGTGAAGCGTTTGAAGGTGCATTCGTAAAAGATCCACAAGTTGGTAAACACAATTGGATTGCTTCGTTTGACTTGAACAGTTTGTATCCGCATTTGATGATGCAATACAATATTTCACCAGAGACTCTTGTTGAACCATCGAACTATACTGACGAAATGCGTAACATCATTTCATCTGGTGTTGATGTGAATAAGATGTTAAACAGGAATATAGATTTATCTGCATTGAAAGATGTAACTATAACTCCAAACGGACAATACTTCCGTACTGACATTCAAGGCTTCTTGCCTAAGATGTTGGAAGAAATGTATGAAGATCGCAAGAAGTTTAAGAAGTTAATGATTCAGGCGAAAAAAGAGTATGAGATCGAAAATGATGAAGTGAAAAAACTTGAGATTTATAACAGAATTTCAAGGTATGATAATTTGCAACTCGCAAAGAAAGTATCATTGAATTCCGCATATGGTGCTCTAGGCTCTAAATACTTCAGATTCTACGATTTAAGAATGGCACTCGCAGTAACTCTTGCAGGGCAATTATCTATTCGTTGGATTGAAGGTGAATTGAATAGATATTTAAATAAGTTATTGAAGACTGAAAATGATTACGTTATCGCCGCTGATACAGATTCGATTTATCTCAACCTTGGTCCACTTGTTAATAAAGTGTATTCAGGCGAGAAAGAGGTTAATCAAGTTATCTCCTTCATGGACAAAGTCTGTGAAGATAAAATACAACCGTTTATCGATGCTAGTTATCAGAACCTCGCTTCGTATGTTCATGCGTATGACCAAAAGATGCAAATGAAACGTGAGGCTCTTGCAGATAAAGGTATCTGGACTGCAAAGAAGCGTTACATTCTAAACATCTACAACAATGAAGGTGTTCAATATAAAGAACCTAAGATGAAAGTCATGGGTCTTGAAATGATTAAGTCATCTACACCTGCGGCTATTCGTGAGAAGATGCGTGAGTCAATTAAGATTATGATGCAAGGCACCGAAGAAGACATTCATGCCTTTATTGCTGACTTCAAAGAAACATTCAAACAATTGCCTCCAGAAGACATATCATTTCCTCGTGGAATGAATGGTTTGAAAGAGTATTCTGATTCTGTTTCTCTATATAAGAAGGGCACACCAATTCATGTCAAAGGCGCAATCTTGTATAATGCAAGACTTAAATCTCTTAAACTTGAAAAGAAATATCCTCTGATACAAGAAGGTGAAAAGATTAAGTTTACTTATCTTAAAATGCCTAATCCAATTAAAGATACAGTCATTTCTTATCCGACAAGATTACCACAAGAGTTTGGCCTTCAAGAGTTTATTGACTATGATGTACAATTCAGTAAGGCGTTTCTTGAACCAATTAAAGTTGTATTAGATTGTATGAATTGGTCTACAGAAAAAATAAACACATTGGAGAGTTTCTTTGAATAACATACGCATCATCAAAACTGGCATCAATGTGTCAAAGATTCTGGCACAACTACAGAAGTATCCTAAAGATTGGGAATCTCAGAAAGAAATGGAAGGCACAGCTTCTTTAATTGATAAAGGATACGATGATCTTCCAGCTGGTGTTCTTCAATTAGTTGTTGGTGCAGTTGCAAAGGCTGAAGATTATGTTGGTGATACTGAGTATTGTGTGGCAACACCTGCGTATGATAAACATACCGAAATGATTGGATTTCTAAAAAGAAACTTTAAGAAATTTGCTCGTTGTGGTTTCTTATCTTTACCTGTTGGCGGCACAGTTGGTAAACATATTGATACTGGTTCTTATTATCAAACTAAAGATAGATATCATCTATCAATACAAGGCCGATACAAATATATGGTGGGTGATGAAGAAGTGATTGTAGAACCAGGAACATTGTTGTGGTTCAATAATAAGTTAATGCATGGTACTGAAAATGTTGGCGATTGTATAAGAATTACCTTTGTATTTGATGTACCACACTCAAAGTGGAATCCATGATTGCCATACTTGTTAGTATTAATAGTGTATAATGAAAGAATATATGGGAGAAAATATGAGTTTACTTGATAAAATTAAAAAGAATTCAACGATTAAAGATAGTGCAATACTATCTAAATCAAAATTCTTTACAGAGAAAGATATGGTTACAACGGGTGTGCCAATGATTAACGTGGCACTATCTGGAAAACTTGATGGTGGTCTTATTCCAGGCCTTACAATGTGGGCAGGTCCATCTAAACACTTTAAAACTGCCTTCAGTTTGCTAATGGCAAAATCGTATATGGACAAATATCCTGAGGCAGTTCTTTTGTTCTATGATTCAGAGTTTGGTACACCTATCAAATACTTTGAAACATTTGAGATTGACATGGACAGAGTATTGCATACACCATTGACTGATATTGAACAATTGAAGTTTGATATTATGCAACAATTAGCCGAGGTGAATCGTGGTGATAAACTTATTATTGTATTAGATTCGATTGGTAATCTTGCATCAAAGAAAGAAGTTGAAGATGCACTTGAAGGCAAATCAGTTGCTGATATGAGTCGTGCCAAACAAGTTAAGAGTTTGTTTAGAATGGTAACACCACATCTGAACATCAAAGATATCTCAATGGTTGTTGTGAATCACACATATAAAGAAATTGGTATGTTCCCGAAAGATATTGTTGGTGGTGGTACAGGTTCGTATTACTCTGCTGACAACATTTATATTATTGGCCGTCAACAAGAAAAAGACGGCACCGAAATTGTCGGTTACAATTTTATTATCAATGTAGAAAAGTCTCGTTATGTTAAAGAAAAATCTAAAATACCTATCTCTGTATCTTTTGATGGTGGTATTAGTAAGTACTCTGGTTTACTTGACCTTGCTATTGAATCCGGCCATGTGGTTAAACCCACTAATGGGTGGTATGCAAAGGTAGATCAATCAACTGGTGAAGTCGGTGATAAGAAACGAATTGCAGATACTTCAACACCTGAGTTCATGGAACCGATTTTGAAAGATCCTAAGTTTAAAGAATTCATTAAACACAAATATGAGATTGCATATGGAAGCATTATGGGAGAAAATGACCCAATTCTTTTACAAGAAACCAATGAAGCTTGAAGAAGATAAACATTTTAAGTTTGTTGACTTTAAAGATAGTGATATCACCGGCATAGGAATCCTTGTCGGTGATTATAAGGGTGTTCTTTATCATTACACAGGCGCCAGAGTAAATCAACAATCAGGTATGCCCAAACTTGAATTTGGGTATACCATTGTTCATGCCGGAGAACATGACATGGACGGCTTGCAAAGTGATGATAAATTTCATACAATGATGGGTGACATACTCACAGAATTAATTATTAATAACCGATATAATGAACAGATTAGAACAAACGATTCTGAAGAATTTGATTTATAATGAGGTATACACTAGAAAAGTATTGCCATTCATTAAAGCAGATTATTTCTCTGACAACACCGAACGGATTGTCTTCAGAGAAATATTTGATTTTGTAAACAAATATAAAAATCTTCCAACACATGAATCTCTCGTAATTAATTTTACAGAGAGTAAATCTCTAACTGAGCCGCAAGTAAGAGAATCTATTGATCTTCTAAAAGAAATTCATTTAAGTAGAGATGAAAAATCTGAAGGCCAATGGTTAATTGAACAAACTGAAAAGTTTTGTCAAGATAAGGCAATCTATAATGCGATTATGGAATCTGTCGGCATTCTTGATAATGATAATAAAAGAAGTAAAGGTGAGATCCCACAACTTCTATCTGATGCTCTTGGTGTTACATTCGATAACAATATCGGGCATGATTACATCAACGATTCTGATTCTCGGTATGATTCATATCACAAAGTAGAATCTCGCATTCGTTTTGACCTAGACCTTTTTAACAAGATTACAAAAGGTGGTCTTCCAGTTAAGACATTGAACATTGCTCTTGCTGGTACTGGTGTTGGTAAATCCTTGTTTATGTGTCACGTTGCGGCTGGTTGTTTATCGCAAGGTCATAATGTATTGTATATCACAATGGAAATGGCCGAAGAAAAGATTGCTGAACGTATCGATGCAAATTTGCTAAATATAGATTTAGATGAACTACGAACAATCACTAAAGAAGATTACAATCGTAAATTCTCTGCACTCAAAAGCAAAACACAAGGCAAGTTAATCATTAAAGAATACCCAACTGCAAGTGCTTCTTCATTACACTTCCGTGCATTGTTGAATGACTTGGCTCTTAAAAAGAGTTTCAAACCTGATATTATCTTCATTGATTATTTGAACATCTGTTGTTCATCTAGAATTAAACCTGGTGCAAATGTAAACAGTTATTCATACATCAAAGCAATTGCAGAAGAACTTCGTGGTCTTGCTGTTGAGAATAATCTTCCGATTGTATCTGCAACACAAACAACAAGAAGTGGTTTCTCTAACTCTGATCCAGGCCTTGAAGATACTTCTGAGTCTTTTGGTTTGCCTGCAACTGCTGACTTTATGTTTGCTCTTGTAACGAATGAAGAACTAGAACAATTAAATCAAGTGCTTGTTAAACAGTTGAAGAATCGTTATGGTGATCCTAATCTATACAAACGATTTGTTCTTGGTATCGATAGATCAAAGATGAGACTATATGAT